AAAAATCAAACTTTTAAGAAAGATGCACAGGGAAATATGCAAATACAAACCCTCAACAAAAGAGGCAAAGTTATAAAATCAGAGTCAACTAGCCCTGAAAACGATATTGAAAATCAAAGTAGAATAAAAATGCCAGCTAATGATAAAGATGGAAAAGAAACTACTGTCTTTTCAAGTAAGGTGTAATGAATAATAAAAAAACATTTAAAGAAACTAAAATAGGGGCTTTTCTAGCTAGCAAAGCTCCTAAGGTTTTAAGTGCTATAGGAGATGTGTTACCTGATCAAGGAACTCTTGGTTTAGTAAAAAATCTTATATCAAGTGATAATAAGATTAAGCAAGTTGATAAAGAGCAAGCTATGAAGCTTATAGAGCAAGATATAGTTGAAATGAAAGAAGTATCTAGTCGCTGGAGAAGCGATATGAAAAGTGATTCATGGCTTTCTAAAAACACTAGGCCTTTAACTTTAATATATCTAACATTATCTATGACGATATTCATAATACTAGATTCCACAGTATTATTAGAAATAAAAACAGGATGGGTTTCTTTAATGGAAGCTTTATTAATAACAGTTTATGTAGCATACTTCGGAAGTCGTGGTGCTGAAAAAATTACAAAAATAAATAAATAAAAATGGCAGGATTTAACGCATTTAACGAACGACCTGGTTTAGAAGGAAATACAGCAGCACAACCAAGAGTTTTTGGTCACGATGTAATAGCAACAACTCCATATTGGAATTTTACAATATCAGCTGGTGGGACAGGTTACACTAATGATAGTGTTGGTGATACTGTCACTGACGCAACTACTGGTTTTGAAGCTAATATAACTGCAGTTGCTGGTGCAGCTGTAACAGGCTTAACTATAATAACTAAAGGATCTGGAATTATATCAGGTCAAGAATTAACACTAACTGGGGCAGTTCCAGGAAGTGGTTTGAAGATAACAATATTAGCAAGCTCTTTGTCTATTGCTACCGCAGAGTCAAGAGGAGCTATGATATATAATAATAAAACAGCAGCACAAGATATATCAATAATAACAGAAGCAGGAACAGCTGTAACTTTTAAAAGTGTTCCAGCAACAGAATACGTAGGATTTACTCATCCAATATTAGCTATAGAGCTAACTGGTGGTGATGATATTTTAGCAGTATATTAAACAACAAAAAACAAACAATAAATCAAATCAAATCAAATCAAATGGCAAAATTAAAAAAAGCAGAACTTGAAAAAGTTCAAAATACAACAAGTAAATACAATGAAGCAATTCAACAATTAGGATATTTTCAATTAAGTCAACAAGAATTATTAACTAAAGTTTCAGAATTAAAAAGCGAAGTAGAGAGTATAAAAGTTGATTTACAAAAAAAATACGGAAACGTTGAAATTAATTTAGTTGACGGAGAAATTACTGAAGTTCTAGAAGATGTCGAAAATAAGAAAGATTAGTATAGGCGCTGATTACAAAAACGAGGCTATGCATTATTCTACTGGTCAAGAAGTGTATGGTGGGCATACTATTAGTGATATTCTTTTTGAAGATCAAGATAAATCATATAATATTTTTATAACTAAAAATAATGAAGTTTTACCTTGGAAAAAGTTTAACGCTAATATGGCTGTATCTGTAGAGTATGATCTTAAGTATTAGTGAAAAGCTTATATTATTTTATTGTTAAACCTTTAAACAATAGGTATGACAATACAAGAAGAGTTGCTAATACTGATCTTATTATTAACACTGGCATTGAAAATCATAGGTTCATTAGTAAAAAAGCTGTAGTAGTTTCGACTCCTGCAGCTTATAACACTAAAATAAGTATAGGAGATGAATTATATATTCATCATAATATATTTAGAAGATGGTATGATCAAAAAGGTAGAGAGCGCAACAGCTCTACATACTTTAAAGATGATTTATATTTTGTTTCTTTAGAACAAATATATATGTATAATCTTAAATCTCATTTAAATTATTGTTTTATTAAACCCTTAAAAAACCAAGAGTTTTTAAACAATAGAAAAGAACAACCTAATGTTGGTATAGTTAGATATACTAATAAGACCTTAGAAGCTCTAGGAATAACACCTGGAACACTTATTACGTTTACCCCAGACTCTGAATTTGAGTTTATAATAGATGGTGAACGACTTTATTGTATGAAATCAAATGATATAGCTTTAACCCATGAATATAAAGGAAACGAAAAAGAAAATAATCCAAGCTGGGCAGAAAGCAGTTGAAGAATTAATTAAGGTGGCAAAAGAAAAGATTGTAGACTCAGACGACGATGTAAGCGCTGATAGATTAAAAAATGCTGCTGCAACAAAGAAATTAGCAATATTTGATGCTTTTGAAATATTAACTAGAATACAAATAGAAGAAGATATTTTAAATGAAAAACCTAAAGAAGTTAAGGAACAAAAAACTTTTAAAGGTTTTGCGGAAGGAAGAAGTAAGTGAGTTACGAACAAGCGTTATGGAAAGAGTTAAAAGATGTAGTTAACTCTAAAATATTAAAGAAACAAAATCGTTTCAAAAAATGGGAGTATGGTTATAATTCTGAGTATGATCTTATAGTAATAAGTAAAACTGGACAAATTGGACAAATCATTGAAATACAGAATCTCAGGATTGCTTTACCAGCAGCAGATGAGCCGTTTAAACGAAGCGAAAAAACAAAGGAACAACACTGGCAAAAAGCAGATTATCCAAAAGAATTAAGTAGAATTAAAAGTAGATTTGACTGGGAGGAATATCCAGTTGAATTTAAAGAAAAATGGTATGACTATATCGATAAAGAGTTTAAACATAGAGATGAAGGTTTTCACTTTTACAACAATGGTATTAGTACTTATATTACTGGTACTCATTACATGTACTTGCAATGGTCAAAGATTGATGTTGGAGCACCAGATTTTAGAGAAGCAAATAGATTATTCTTTATATTTTGGGAAGCATGTAAAGCAGATACGAGATGTTACGGAATGTGCTACCTTAAAAACAGAAGATCTGGATTTTCATTTATGTCGTCAGCGGAACTTGTTAATCAAGCAACAATATCTAGCGACTCCAGATTCGGTATTTTATCTAAATCTGGATCAGATGCTAAAAAAATGTTCACAGATAAAGTTGTACCAATATCCGTTAACTATCCGTTTTTCTTCAAGCCGATTCAAGACGGTATGGATCGTCCTAAAACAGAACTTGCATACAGAGTTCCAGCTTCGAAACTTACTAGAAGAAAGCTTGAGAGTAATGAAAAATTAAGAGAACTAGATGGTCTCGATACAACTATTGACTGGAAAAATACCGGTGACAACTCTTACGATGGTGAGAAATTAAAATTATTAGCACACGACGAAAGCGGAAAATGGGAAAGACCGGACAACATATTAAACAACTGGCGAGTTACAAAAACAACACTAAGGCTAGGATCAAGAATCGTAGGCAAGTGTATGATGGGCTCAACTTCAAACGCATTAGATAAAGGTGGAAACAATTTCAAAAAATTATACTATAATTCAGACGTTACAAAAAGAAATCGTAACGGACAAACTTCTTCTGGACTCTATTCTTTGTTCATCCCTATGGAATGGAACTACGAAGGATTCATGGATAATTACGGATCACCTGTTTTCATTAGAGAAAAAAATCCAGTCAAAGGAGTCGACGGTTTTGACATTACAACAGGCGTTATTGAACACTGGCAAAACGAAGTAGAAGGTTTAAAATCTGATCAAGATAGTTTAAATGAATATTATAGACAATTTCCAAGAACAGAGCAACACGCGTTTAGAGATGAGTCAAAACAAAGTTTATTTAATCTTACTAGAATATATCAACAAATAGATTATAATCAAGAATTCAACAACACAACAAGTGTTACTAGAGGAAAATTTATATGGAACAATGGTATAAGAGATACTAAAGTATTATTTATTCCAGATAATAAAGGAAGATTTTTAATAACTTGGGTTCCACCTGTTAGTTTGCAAAATAATTTGATATTAAAAAATGAAATAAAATATCCAGGTAATGAGCATTTAGGAGCTTTTGGTTGTGATAGCTATGACATATCAGGAACTGTTGATGGTAAAGGATCTAACGGAGCTTTACATGGTTTAACTAAGTTCTCAATGGAAGATGCACCGCCTAATCATTTCTTTTTAGAATACATATCAAGACCTCAAACTGCTGAGATATTTTTTGAAGATGTTTTAATGGCTTGTATATTTTATGGTATGCCAATACTTTGTGAAAACAATAAACCTAGATTACTTTATCATTTCAAAAGAAGAGGTTATAGAGGTTATTCAATGAATCGTCCTGATAAAGTTTGGAATAAATTGTCTGTAACAGAAAGAGAAATAGGTGGAATACCTAACTCAAGTGAAGATATTAAGCAAGCCCATGCGGCTGCTATAGAGTCTTATATTGAAGAGTACGTAGGATTAAACCGTGAAGAATACGGAGATATGTATCTTCAAAAAACATTAGAAGACTGGGCGGTCTTTAATATAAACAATAGAACAAAGCACGATGCAACTATTAGTTCTGGCTTAGCTATAATGGCTTGCAACAAGAATAGATATAGACCAGTGCCCGATATAAAAAGAAAACCTGTAAATCTTAACTTTAAGAGATATGATAATAAAGGTGGAATTTCAAAAATTATAAAATAAATATGGCGCAAATTTATACTAGCAATAATAGTTCGTTTCCAAATCAAGTTGTTCCTGATGCTGAGAAAGCAACAGAAGAATACGGCTTAGCTGTAGGAAGAGCGATAGAAGGTGAATGGTTTAGAAACTATAGAGGTGGAGCTGGCATGTCTGGTTATGCTGTAAATTACAATCATTATCATACTTTAAGACTATACGCAAGAGGTGAGCAGCCTGTGCAAAAATACAAAGACGAATTAGCTATAGATGGAGATCTTTCTTATTTAAATCTAGACTGGAAGCCAGTACCTGTTTTATCTAAGTTTGTAGATATAGTAGTAAATGGAATAGCTGATAGGAGTTATGAAATAAACGCTTACGCGCAAGATCCAGTTTGTTCTAGACAAAGAACTGCTTACGCTAGAGGTTTAATGACAGATATAGTTGCTAAAGACTTTTTAAAAGAAGCTAAAGCTGTTTTAAATGTAGACGGTTTCAATTCTGCAAATCCTGATGCTGCTCCTCAAGATAAAGAAGAATTAGCTGTCCATTTACAAATGGACTTTAAGCAGAGTGTAGAAGTTGCAGAAGAAGAGGTTATTAACACGGTTTTAGACAAGAATAAATACGACTTAACTAGACAGAGGGTATGTTACGATTTAACAGTACTAGGTATAGGTGCTTTAAAAACTAGATGGGATAGAGCTAGAGGAGTAGTAGTTGAATATGTTGATCCAGCAACTTTAGTTTATTCATACACTGATGATCCTAATTTTGAAGATTTATATTATGCTGGAGAAGTTAAATCTGTTTCTATACAAGATTTAAAAACTCAATTTCCAGGATTAACTAATGAAGAAATGGAAACTATTCAGAAATACCCTGGTAACGCTGAGTATTTAAGAGATTATAATGGTAGAAATGATAATTTAACAGTTCAAGTTTTGTATTTTGAATATAAAACATATTCAGATCAAGTATTTAAAATAAAGAAAAATGCTTATGGTCTTGAAAAAGCTTTAGAAAAACCAGACACTTTCAATCCAGAACCTAATGACAATTTTCAAAGAGTTTCTAGAACTATAGAAACTTTATATAGTGGAGCTAAAGTACTTGGACATCCAATGATGATGCAGTGGAAGTTATCAGAAAATATGACTAGACCAACAGCAGATACTAATAAAGT